TGAACCAACTCTGCGTAATGCACCAGTGACGTCACCACCTGTTTTCTGCAATGCTCCGGTGATACGTGAATCATCTCCGGCCGCCACCGTTCCTGCCGTTGTCCCTGTATTTTTTGTTGCCGAATTCCCCAGACCAAGATTAGTTCTGGATCCTGGTGCATCCGTAGCACCCGTGCCGCCCATGTTCAGCGCCAGTGCGATATTTTTCTTCAGGTTGTCGTCGTAAACATACCAGGATGACGCATCAAGTATCAGCCGAAGGTGTGGATTATTACCCGTCTGAACAAATCGATCCAAACCAAGGTATTCGAGAATAGCGGCGACATCTTTCCCTGACAGGTCTGTTAGCGTCTTATCCAGCGGCTGCTTATTCGCCAGTTCCCCGGATACAAGGGCGGCAATAACCGCCTGCACAAACCCCGCTGTAGCAACTTGTGTATCATTTGCTACGACCGGCGGCGTGGGTGCTTTTGGCTTGCCGGTAAATGTCGGGCTGTCCTTTGTCGCATATTGTGAATGCGGGTCAGCCGCCGCAAGGTGTTTAGACATCAAGTCATCGACATACAGTTTCAGCTCAATTGCCTTGTCATCGGCATATTTTCGGGTTGCCAGCACAACCGACGGGTCAATTTTCAGAGTAATAGACGACGTGCTTGACACAATCAGAATCATGCGAATGGTCTGCGTGCGTCCGCTTCCCTCCTGCAGTTGCGGCTTGTAGGTCTCAGGGCAGTTCGCCACGGCAATCAGAATGCCGTCGTCATCGTAGAGACCAATCTCGCGGATCCAGAAACCACCCTCATTCTCGGGAATAATCTGTTCCGCAATAATCTGGCTGGTATTGGCCGGGTCAACGGTCAGCAGGTTCAGCGGTGCGATACGCTTCTGGTTAATGAGCTTCGTCTGCGCCGGGTCAGGAGTTGGCAGCGTACCATTCGCATCACCGACGGCCATCTGCGTCAGGTTGAGTTTAGTACCGAGTGCCGCCGCGTTCGCCAGTCGCGCCGCGCCCTGATTGGTCAGAATAGCAAGATATTTTGCGGTCATGCATTCACTCTCAGGTTATCAATCAAATGGATGGCCGAGGCCGGGTAATATTCACCACCGACGACAATCTCCTCGGGGGTGTAGGGGTAAACGGTCAGCGCGTCGCCGTGATAGCATCCTGCGCCGACACACAGTTCGCCGGTCGCGCTCAGACTGATAGCCAGCCCGGTCAGATGGCGACTTGCCGGTTTGGCGTCTTCAATCAGACGCTCAAGCTCCTGATACATTTCGTCAGTAATGCCGCTGTCGAGCACACCGACAACAAGGCGGAATGTGCCTGGCTCCTCGCCGAGCTGCCACCATTCGCGCACCTCAATCAGAAAACCGAGCGGCTCAACCACCCGACGCAATGCGCTGATGGTGCCTTTGTGCTGATGGATGAAAAACGAGGAAGCACAGACGCTGCGTTTTGTCGCCTCCGGCCACTTCTCATCCCACCTGTCGACCGACAGCGCCCATGCCAGATACGGCAACAGCTTCACCGGGCAGTCGCGCCAGTTCCACAACGTGCGCAGCGGTACCGGCACACGCTTAATCTCTGCGAGCGCGGCAGCGGCGGCGACTTCCAGCGGTGATGAACCAACGGGTAAAAGTCGGTCACTCATCCGAGCCCCCGATAGTTATCTGGTATTCGGTACAGTTCGACGCCTGCGACTTACTCAGCACAATGTCGGCCTGCGGCGATGCCAGCTCGACACGTTGCACACCTTCGACATGCAGCGCCGCATAAATGGCTGACAGGCGTATATCACGCCCGAGGCGGTGCTGCGCGCTGATATAGCTCTGCAGCTTCTGCTCTGATGCCTGTCGGATGGGTTCGGATTCCGGGCCGGGGTAAACGTAGAGCGTCGCGTCAATCTGGTACGGCACAATATCGGCTGACTGGACAGTTACCCGGTCGGCCACCGGCCGCACATCTTCGGCGTTCAGCGCTTTATCAACAATCGCCAGTAGTTCAGGGCTGGCAGTGCCGTCACCCTCGCGGGATAGCACGGTAATCGTCACGCAGGCTGGCGACGGACTTGCGACCGAAACGTCGGCGACCCGCCCGTCGGCGCTGCGACCGTGATACTCATATGCGCCGACCGGACCCGCCACGCTCAATCCCTCAAACGCCTGTTGCGTGCGCAGTCGCAGGTCAGTATCAGATTCCATAACGGCAGGTGTCGGCGGGATGGTGGTGTCATCCGCCGGGGTGATGGTCAGGCGTTCGGTATTGTTGTTCCCGGCCACGACGTCGAGGTCGTTACCGGCGGAGTAGGCCAGCGTCACCGCCTGCGCGGCTTCGTTCACCCGCTGACGCCAGATAACTTCACGGTAGGCGTTTTCCTGCAGCAGCTTAACAATCGGCTCTGACTCAAGTGCGAGCGTCCGGGCAATGGCCTCCTGCTGGTCTTCGGGATAGAGCGAAATCAGTATCGCTTTGCGTTCCGCAAGGATGGTTTCATAGTCCAGTTCCTCAACCACATCGGGAACGGGTAACTGACTCAGGTCAACGGTTGCCATAGTGATTTAACTCAGTGAAACAGTGGTTGAAACTGACGCACCGGTATCGGTACGCATCCCGGTAATATCGACATACATTTCGCCAGCGTCGCCGGTCTCAAAGCTGATGGCGGTAAGCCTGATGCGCGGTTCCCACTTCTGGATAGCCGAATAGCACGCCACCATAATTTGCAGCCTGAGCGCCGGGTTTTGCGGCATATCAATCAGCGCCGACAGAAGCGAGCCATATTCTCGACGCATTACCCGCGAACCGACCGGCGTCAGCAGAATATCGCGCATGCTCTGGCTGATATGCTCGGTGTCGCTGATGCCGAGGCCGGTATTTCGGTTCATACCCTGATAACGCGCTGTCATATCGGTGCCCCCGTTTGCCCGCCGCTGTCACCGGGGTGTTTATGGGTGTGGAGCACCCTGCCATTAGATGACAGTGACCCGCCGGTATGCTCGATATTGCCTTTCATCGTGCCGCCCTTTTGCACCTCAAGCGTCGCCGTCGTCAGCTTATTGGTGCAAATCACCTCAGGGGTGTCGAGGGTGATACTGGTCGATGCTTTCACCAGTACCAGCGGCACGGTTGCGGTGATGGATTCCGATGCCGTCACGTCGGCAGTTTTGATGCCAGTCACCGTCAGCGCACTAGTCTCGGGCTCGTACTCCATGACCGCACCATCAGGGAAAACCACATGCCACGCATCCGCCGAGGCAGAGGGGGCGGAGTTATCGTCGGAGAAAATACCCGGCAGAACGAAAGCGGTATCAAGCTCGCCACCGATTGCCAGCAGCAGAACCTGCTCACCGACCGAGGGAGCCCACCACGTCCGCGAACGACCGGCGCGGGTGGTCAGCCAGTTCAGCCATGTAGTCTGGATCCCGCCGCTTTGTACGCGGCACAGCCCCTGCACGGTATCAACCTCAGTCACCACACCTGAGCGGATGAGGTTGCGAATCGCGCGCGCGAGCTCCTGTATCGTGGATAACGTATTCATAATGCAAGGATGCCTCTGGTCTGGAGTCGTGCCAATTCGGGCGGCTCCGGTGGTGGTTCACACAATATTTATTTGCCGAGGTGCCTGATAATGACGTCGTCAATCATCTGCTCATCGTCGCGGGTGAAACCGAGCAACGGGCGGGCATCGTACTGCACATCCCGGCTGTTGCGGTTTGGCCGGTCTTTTAGCCCGTACTGATGCACCCGCGCCATGCGCTGCACCTTGCCGGTAAACTCCACCATCGCCGCACTGTCGCTGCCTTTGGCTTTCATAAAGCGACTGGTGCGCAGTCTGGCGAACATTTCGCGCTTAATGCGGCCTTGCTTACTCCGCACCGGCTGGCGCTTTCGCGCCGCATACGGGGTGCCGTCTGGTGCCTGCTGGCGCTTGATGCGCTGTTGCTGACTGGTACGCAGCTTTTTCGCAATCTCAGCCGCCATTTGCCGACGCGCCGCCGGTGACAGGCTGGCAATCAGACCGGCAAGGCGTTCCTGCAGCGCGGTTAACTCACTCATCCCACTTACTCACCAGTTCGCCGTTAACGTACAGCTCGACCGGACGCGTCACCGGCTCAGGCAGCGGTGGCTCAGTGGCATAGCTGACATGCAGCGCGCCGTCGACCTCTTTGACGAGCGTGCGCTCGGTGAGCTTCAGGCTGATACTGATATCGAGCGAATCGTCGTTATTGATATCAATAATCCAGGTGAATCCTTTTTCCCGCCCGTCGTCGGTGGTCATAATGTCCGGCTGATGTTCACGCAGCCACGCCTGCACCGGCACGAATATCAAATCGAGGTCGCCGGTGAAGTCGGTCACCACCACGTTAAGCACGTACACCTTTTCAAACGACAGCGAGCTCGCCAGTCGGGAATCGGTATGGCCGTTGTCGGCAAACAGGCGCAGCATATCGGGGTTGTTTCGGAGCTGCGGCACGGCATTAATCAGCGCTTTGCGCAGGCTTTTGTGCTTCTGCATCGAGTTCATCCTGACAGTGTTTGACGGTTTTAACCTGCAGCGCGCAGGCGGTCAGCGCGCCCTCAAGGCGGCGGATATCCGCGCTCAGGTCGCCATTGGTTTTCGGGTCACTTCCCGGCATCGGGCAAAGGCTCACCCTCGGGCATCCGCTGACCACAATCACCGGCGCTGGCGCAGGCGGTGCGGGTGTGCAGCCGACGCACAACATCAGGCAAAGCAGCGTTATACCAGCGGCGAAAGGCTTCATTTTCATTAAGTAACCTCGTTATCGTCTGCTCGCGGCGGCTGGCTTCCTCGCTAGCCTTTTCGAGCTGTTCACGCAGTGCCACCTGCGCAGATTCATTACGTCTGGCAAGCTGACCGGCAACACTGAGCTGATTTTTCAGCATACCAATCGTCGTCTTTTGTTCGCTCGCGACGCGGTTTGCTGTCTCAAAGGAGCGGGATAAATTGCCGTTCTCATGGCGCAACCACAGCAGCCCAAGCACAGCCAGCACCAGCGCAGAGGCCAGAAACATCACAATGACTCTGGACACAGGCCAGCCCCCTCAATGCGCTGGCGGTAGGTCTCGCGAACGGCCTTAAAGGTCAGCATACAAATCAGGTAAATCAGAGCCGTAAGGATCCAGCCAGCCCCAAGCAGACAGCCCGTGGTAACAGAGAAAATAATGAGAGACCATGCCCGCCGCCCCTGAGAGGGCTTACGGCAAAAAACGGCGCGAAATATCTTCATCAGGTCTTGATTGACGGGAATACTTTTGCCCGTATTTCGCAGCCAGTGCTCATAAGCGACCACACCGGCGACGCTCGCCGTAATGCAGATGAAACTGCCAAACAGCGCCCACGCGGCAACAAAGTTGACGGCGGCGCTTTGCGGCGATGCCAGCCCCCAAAGCAGCACCAGTGCCAGCAGGGCGTCGAACATCAGGGAACGTAAATATTTTTTCATTGGGTTACTCCTTTCATGCAATACGCCAGTTCCCGCGCGCGGCGGTTTTCCAGCCCTTTGTTTTTAGTGCCATTGACGTACACCCAGCGGGTAAGCTGGTCGCATGCCTGCCACCACTGATGACGCTTGATGTAAGAGACCAGCGTCGAGCGACAGGCTGCGCCGGTGCCGACGTTAAAAGAGAAACTGACCAGCGCGTCGTAAACAGGTTGCGGCATGGTGGCCGGCACGCAGACCGCGAGACGGCGCTCGGTATTCAGCACGTCGGCGACCAGATTTACCGCCGCTTCGCGCTCGGTGATATCGCGTTTCGGTACCACCCCGGCAGTGTGGCCGATGCCTGACGTCCACACGCCCGCGCTACACTGGTAAGGTGTCAGGCGACACCCTTCAAGGTCGGCAATCAGCGCCAGACCATCAGGCGAGGTATTCAGCAGACGAAAATCAGGCATCAGTGCCGCCAGCGCCAGCACTGCGGCCACACTGCAACGTTTAACGATTGAGCTCACGGGTCACCCCTTTGTCGATTCCCATTTCGGTCAGGTAACGAAAGGTTTTGCGCCGGTACCAGAAATTCACCGCCGCCGTAAAAATGGCGCACAGACTACCCACATAAAGCGCCAGTTTTTCGGGCGACATTGCCCCGAAATACGCCAGACCCACGGCCAGCCAGTAGGCGATAAACGTGGTGATTTTTTCCATACTCAGTCCCATAGGTTCAGGGTCTCCGCCGTGGGCGATGTTTCAACGTCGGGCAGGTCAATCGCCGTGCCATGCGGCAGAATGACGCCCAGCTCAGACAGACCGGGATTAGCCTGCAACACCGTCTCGACCACGCCCTCAGTGCGCCCGTAATACCGGGCGCAAAGCGCGTCGATGGTGTCGCCCTGCATCGCGTAGACTTTCATCAGAGCTGACCCACGATGCAGCGCGGCTTATCCTGCAGGCGCGAGACCGACCAGCGCATATCCCGCCACAGGTCATCAATGGTGGTTTCGACGCTGTCTGCTTTTTTGTCACCCTTGCCGGTGGCTTCAACGCCGCGATAACGCTCATACAGGGTGGCGGTCGCCATCGCTGTTACGGCACTCAGGTAGTGGAAAACGCGCACATTCTCGCCGTCGATTTCCTCGGCGTCAGGCACGTCGGCCAGTTGCTTAAACCCGGCGGCAATCTGGCGCAGCCGGTAGTCGTAAAGCTCCGCATTGGTTTCCGCCATGCCGGTCTTGATGGCGTTGCGCAGGCGCGCATCGGAAACCGTCTGCTCAAGGCGCATCAGCTCACGCACGCGCTTCGGATCCACATCAGGAAAAAAGAACGTGTTTTTAATCACTGCGTCGCCCGTCTCCGGTGCGGGAATCACCACGCCCGGTACGTCCTGCGGTTCGTCGGGCTGATTCAGTATTACTGTCGTCATGACAACCTCATTAGGTTGGGCGGTGGACGCCGGTCGCCGTCATGGTCAAAACCCGCTTTGACCGGCGTGCCGCCCGGCTCGGGGAGCGTTCAGTTAACCGGCGATTTTTACCGCCTTTGGTGGACGCCCGCGCTTTGCCGCCGGTTTGGTGGCAGGTTTGCGCGTGCGCGGTTTAGTCGTTTTACGGGGCGCGGCCTCGGGCTTAGGCTTCAATGCCCGCTCCAGTCGCTCAATCTCTTTGCGCACACCGGCATTGCGGTCTAGCTGCATCGCGCGCTGAAACTGCGCCAGCGCTTCGGCGTCCTGACCGGCATCGCGCAGGGTCAGGCCAGTCACCTTATGCAGACGAGCGCGCACCATATCGGGAACGTCAGCACCGTCGGTCAGGCTGAGGGTGGTCAGCAGTAATGCGAGGTCGACAGGCTCACCGGCATCGCGCAGGCGCAGCGCGGCAAGCGCCACCTCCTCAACCAGCATGTAAGGCGTGGTGCGGCGATGGTCAGAGGTGAGACCGTATTTCAGCGCGTAGGGCGCAATCTCCAGCGCGCCAGCAACGTCACCGGCATCGAGTCGCCACAGCATGACGGTCATCAGAATGTCATCCTGTGCGCCACGGCCATCAGCCAGCACACCGGCGACCCACGGCGCGTAGAACGGCAGCAGCTCGCGCTTTTTCGCGGCTTTCAGTTCGTTTGAACGGATGGTTTTCAACGTGCGGCGGTCATCGGCCAGCTTTACCAGCATCTGCTCATAGGCGGTTGCGTGGCGCAGCGGGGCTTTTTCCCGCTGCGCGGCTTGAGAGGCCGAGACCCGCATCATGTGACGCTGTGCGGGGCTCGTCATGGGATTACTCTCCGCTTTCCGGTGCTGCAGGTGCAGTGAAATCGCCGAGGGTGATGTTTTCCAGCAGGCAACCGGCGGCATACGCCTCGACCACATAGTCGATGTTCATCGACTCGTAGTTTTCCACGCGGTCTTTCTTCGGGTTCTCATCAATGCTGCGGCGGTGGCTCTCATCCATGAAGTAGATAGAGAGGTTTTCCAGCGTGGTCACGAATACCGCATTCGCAGGGAAGTACGGCACGCGCACGGCGGGCAGGTTGCCGATGCGCTTCTGGCTGATGATGATATCCGCCGCGAGCGACTCGGTGTTTTCCTGCTGTTTGTTGACCAGCGGGAAATATTTGTCGGCCAGCAGCTTACGGCCAACGATGGCAACGAGTTTCGGGTCATCCTGATAAATCTCGTCAATCAGGGTGTTGGTACCATCCATCACCAGCGCGTCGAGGTTCTCATAGTCGCCGTTCTTACCGACACGAATCACCGCCGAAACGACCTTACCGTCAGCGTCGGTGATGTTGCTCATCACGCGGGCAGGAGCTTCGTTGCGGTACTTCTGCAGCCAGCCGACGACCACATCCTGCAGCATCGGGTTTTTGCTGCGGTCTGAGGTATCAGCGCGGGTGGTACCGTTGAAACCGGCCATGATGAAATCCAGTGCCTGACGCTGGACAATGGCGTCGCGGATGCGGCGCTGGAAGTCCTGAAAACGCGCCCACAGGTCGAGGCGTTTATAGGTCAGGTGGAAGTCAAAGTTAATCTGATTGCACTCGTACTTGTTGGACTCAAGCGCGGTGAAATCTGCGGTCTGGCGCTCTTTGTCGCCCGAGGTGTCGGTCGTGCTGGCGATGGTGCCGGTCACACCGACGCCGATTTTCTCACCCTTCATTTCTGCGACCGGCAGAATATTAATCGTCTGCAGAAACGCGGATGACGCCTGCACGGTGTTCATCAGCGTTTGCGTGACGGACGGCTCGACGGTGAATTTTTTACTGACGTCATCAACGCTGATGCCGTTCAGTTTTGCGAGCTGAGTCAGATAGGCATTGAACTTAAAACGGGTTTCCTGACGCATAGTGTTTCCTGTTTGAATTAATCGGTTAGTCACAGCATCGGGCGGGATTGCCGCCCTGTTTCGGTCTGCGGTTTATCAGCAGTCGGTCAGCAGCTCATCGCCACCACCGCCGCTGGCTTTCGTGCGTCGCGGCTGGCTGAAACTTTCGGTTTTGTCGAGGGTGGTTTTCAGGGCGGAAAATGCCTGACTGGTTTCGTCAACCTTGCCGGTCAGTTCCTGTTTGAAAGTGGCAAACGCGGTTTCCATATCGGAAATGCGCTTATCCTGCGCGGACAGATTGGTCTGCACATGCTCGCTGACGGTGGTCACCGCTTCATGCACATCATTCAGGCGCGCATCGTCACTGACCTGCTTACGGCTGAAAATGGCTTTCACCTTATCGGCCAGGCTGTTGAGCACCGTGTCGGGAACGTCTTCAAATTCCAGCTCGGCCAGCGTGGCAGCGGAAAAGACGTTTTCAGGGTTGGCCTTAAAGCGCTGCAGAGGGTTGTGCTTCGCGTTGCGGCAGAATTCGAGGTATTCAGTGCCGAGGCTCGCCGGGTCATCGGTGACGGCCAGACCAACGAGGTAGCATTTGCCGGTATTGGCAAAATTCGGCTGAATTTCCATTGAGGTGTAGACCTTCTGCGCGGCTTTATTCATCGCGATAAGGTCATCGGTCGGGGTGATTTTAGCGAACAACGCCCATTTGCCGTTAAGCGCAGAATCGTCGTCAATCTTCTCGGCTTTCAGCTCGACCACATCGCCATAACGCTTGAATACGCCATCAGGCAGCAGGCCGCGCAGGTGTTCAAGGTTGATACGGCAACCGTAGACTCGCGGGTCGTAGGTTTCGGCCATTTCCTGAATATCGCTGGCGCTGATAATGCGCCCGTCGCAGGTATCACCCTCGACGCCGATGCGAAAGAACTTTGAGACTTTTTTTGCCATTGTCAGGAGTCCTGAGGTTGGGGTTACTGGTCACCGCCAGTTTCCAGACTCAGGACACACCAGACCACCAATGACGACTGGACAACCGCCCACACAACAGCACCTTAGCGAATCACTGACGGCCATTAAGTAGCCTTGCCCTGAATCCACTACGGCGAGGCATCAATGACCATTTCCACCGATACAACCTTGTTGCATGACCCGCGACGGCAGGCATCGCTGCTTTACTGGCAGGGTTTTTCCGTGCCACAGATTGCCGAAATGCTGCAGGTCAAGCGCCCGACCGTGCAGAGCTGGAAGCAGCGCGACGGCTGGGACGGCATCGCACCGATTTCCCGCGTTGAAAGCAGCCTTGAGGCGCGCCTGATTCAGCTCATCGCCAAGCCGCAAAAGTCAGGCGGCGACTTCAAAGAGATTGACCTGCTCGGGCGGCAGATTGAGCGACTGGCGCGCGTTAACCGCTACAGCCAGACCGGCAACGAGGTCGACCTTAACCCCAATGTCGCCAACCGCAACAAGGGCGAGCGTAAGAAGCCGAAAAAGAACTTTTTCAGCGACGAGGCTATCGGGAAACTGGAGGAACTATTTTTCGACCAGTCTTTCGAGTACCAGTTGCAGTGGTACCGCGCAGGGCTGGCGCACCGTATTCGCGACATTCTCAAATCCCGCCAGATTGGCGCGACGTTCTATTTCTCCCGCGAGGCGCTGCTGCGCGCGCTCAAGACCGGCCATAACCAAATCTTTCTGTCGGCCAGTAAAACGCAGGCTTACGTGTTCCGCGAGTACATAATCCAGTTTGCGCGGCTGGTCGATGTCGACCTGACCGGCGACCCGATTGTCATCGGCAACAACGGCGCAAAGCTGATTTTTCTCGGTACCAATTCCAACACCGCGCAGAGCCATAACGGCGACCTGTATGTCGATGAAATATTCTGGATCCCGAATTTTCAGAAGCTGCGCAAAGTCGCGTCGGGCATGGCCTCGCAAAAGCACCTGCGCTCGACCTATTTTTCGACACCTTCCACGCTGGCGCACGGCGCTTACCCCTTCTGGTCTGGCGAGCTGTTCAACAAGGGGCGCAGCCGGATTGCCGACCGCATCGAAATCGACATCAGTCACAGCGAGCTCGCCGGTGGCCAGCTCTGCGACGATGGCCAGTGGCGGCAGATTGTCACCATTGAGGATGCCCTTGCCGGTGGCTGCACCCTGTTCGACCTCGACCAGCTCAAACGCGAAAACAGCGATGAGGACTTTAAAAACCTGTTTATGTGCGAGTTTGTCGACGATAAAGCGTCGGTATTCCCGTTCGAGGAGCTGCAGCGCTGCATGGTCGACGTGATGGAAGAATGGGAGGACTTTGCCCCGTTCGCTGACCATCCGTTCGGCTCGCGCCCGGTATGGATAGGCTACGACCCGTCGCACACCGGCGACAGCGCCGGGTGCGTCGTGCTCGCGCCGCCGATGGTCTCGGGTGGCAAGTTCCGCATGCTGGAGCGCCACCAGTGGAAAGGCATGGACTTTGCCGCGCAGGCGGAGGGCATCCGCAAGCTGACCGAAAAATACAACGTCGAATACATCGGCATTGACGCAACCGGCCTCGGCCTCGGCGTATTCCAGTTGGTGCGCTCATTCTACCCGGCGGCACGCGGCATCCGTTACACACCAGAGATGAAAACCGCGATGGTGCTCAAGGCAAAAGACACCATTCGCCGTGGCTGTCTGGAGTACGACGCCGGGGCGACCGACGTCACACAGTCGTTTATGTCCATCCGCAAAACCATGACCAGTAGCGGACGCAGCGCTACCTACGAGGCCAGCCGCACCGAGGAAGCCAGTCACGCCGATATCGCATGGGCGACCATGCACGCCCTGTTAAACGAACCGCTTTCCGCCGGGAGCGGCATGCAGCCTAAATCTATTCTGGAGTTTAATTAATGAAAAATAACGTTTTCTCACAAAGCCAGATTCAGGCAATGGCCGATATTCTGCACAATGACAGCTTTGACTATCAGGCAACATGGTTGCGTGTCGGGAAACTCAATATCGACCGCAGCATCACCAAATCGCGCCAGATTGGCGCAACGCAGCTCTTTAGTCGCGAGGCACTGCTCGATGCGCTGACAACGGGCGATAATCAGGTCTGGTTTGCTCACACCATTGAGCATGCGCGCGTGGCGCTGATGTACATGAATAACCTTTCGGCGCGCGTCGGTGTCAGTCTTACGAGCAACGGCCACAGCCTGCAGCTCGACGACGGTGCGGTTATCAGCTTTGTTGGCGAGGAATCCCACTGCGCCGCGCTGGCGGGTAATGTTTACCTTGATGAGTTCGGATGGTTCAGTAACCCGCTAAGAGCGGCAAAAGTCGCGGCGGCTATCGCCTGCCATAAACGCCACAATCTGACGATGTTCACCACACCATCAGACAGCTACGCAGCATTCAGGGTATGGAACGGCACAACTCGCAAGCGCCGACTGTCACCGCTAATCAATACCGGCGACAGCGTATTTTGCACAGATGGTGTCTGGCGTCAGTCGGTCACTCTGGATGCAGCATGCCAGCGCGGGTGCAATCTCTTTGCGCCTGAGGAAATTAAACGCGAATACAGCGACGATAATTATCGTCTGCTGTTTGGCTGCGACTGGTCTTTCGCTGTTGCAGCGAGTGAGGTGGCAGCATGAGCAAGCGCAAGCCACGCAAAGCAGTCGCCATGACGGCCAGCGAGCCGCAAAAAATGGAGGCGTTCACCTTCGGCGAGCCGGTGCCGGTGCTCGATAAGCGCGACATTCTGGATTACGTCGAGTGCATCAGTAACGGCAAATGGTACGAACCGCCGGTCAGCTTCTCCGGGCTGGCAAAGAGCCTGCGCTCTGCAGTGCATCACAGCTCACCGATTTACGTTAAACGCAACGTGCTCGCGAGCACCTACATTCCGCACCCGCTGCTGTCCCGTCAGGATTTCAGCCGCTTTGCGCTCGACTATCTGGTATTCGGCAACGCCTTTCTTGAGCAGCGCCACAGCGTCACCGGCCAGTTAATCAAGCTGCTGGCTTCACCGGCCAAATACACCCGGCGCGGGGTCGACGATTCTATATTCTGGTTTGTGGAAAACTTCACTCTACCGCATGAGTTCGCGCCTGATACCGTGTTTCACCTGCTGGAGCCCGACATTAATCAGGAGATTTACGGCCTGCCCGAATATCTCAGCGCGCTTAATTCTGCGTGGCTGAATGAATCCGCGACGCTGTTCCGCCGCAAGTATTACCAGAACGGCGCGCACGCGGGTTACATCATGTATGTGACCGACCCGGCGCAAAGTGCGACCGACGTCGAATCGCTGCGCGAGGCGATGCGCAACTCGAAAGGTCTCGGCAACTTTAAGAACCTGTTTTTCTACGCTCCCGGCGGAAAACCGGACGGCATCAAAATCGTGCCACTGAGCGAGGTCGCCACAAAGGATGACTTTTTCAACATCAAGAAAGCCAGTGCCGCCGACCTGATGGACGCGCACCGCGTACCTTTCCAGCTCATGGGCGGCAAGCCCGAGAATATCGGTTCACTCGGTGACGTTGAGAAGGTGGCAAAGGTATTTGTGCGTAACGAGCTGTCACCCCTGCAGGACAGGTTCAGGGAGGTAAACGACTGGCTCGGCATGGAGGTCATCAGGTTCAAAGAGTACACCCTCGATAACCCGGAATAACTCCCCCTCAAGCCGCCAGCATGGCGGCTTTTTCATACCCCGTAACCATCACGCCTCAGACGCTCCACACGCGCACGACCACACCAGACCACCAACGAGCCGACAGCAACCACGACAGAGCCATCACGACGCGCTCAGACGATAATTTTTATTATTACGCACCACCGCTGGCGCGCAATGCTTTCCCCGCCACGCCTGCCCGCTTTATGGGTCGGTTTTAATGCAGTTGCATGACCACTCTGGATCCGCGCCAGCTCTGGCGGCACACGGCCAAGACGGGCAAGCCTGACGCATGCAAAACAATGCACCTGTTGCATGCACGGCTAAAAAACGGGAAATTCGCGGAGAATTGGCATAAAAAAACCGGCTTTAATAGTGCCGGTTGTGGGGCGTCTCTGCGGGGCAGGCTAACGCCTCGCGGGGCTCGTTGTTCAACCCCGCCAGCACTGAAAGCGAGTTTCAGCGCCGGCGGCGTTTGCTTGGGTCAGATAGGTCACCTCCCGTCAAAGCGACCATACCCCTTCACCATGCACTTATTGTTTATAAAAACAGCCGTGGTTTTCAGCTCTGTTGCTATCCGTTCTTCACAGTCTTTGCGGTCTTGTTCACCCGCCCAACCAAGAAGCAGAAAGAAAAGCCACAGCCCAGCAATCCACCCAACAATCACACAGATTTTTCTCACAATTACCCCCATTCAGATATACCAGTAAACCCCGGCCACTCATCAGCGACCGGATATGTGAATCTCTGCCCGTCGTATGTCACGGTCGCACCACGCGCCAGCGCCTCAAGCTCCCAGCGCTTCGGGGTGATGCCATGCTGCGCAAGGTCAAAGCGGATACGCGGTATTTGCGCGCGTTCGGATTTAGTCAGCCTGCCTGATGGGGCAACGTCATGCGGTTTTAATGGCTCTCCGCTTCTTTGCTGGCGATTTTGCTGCGGCGCGTCGTGTTTTAGTGCGCCCTTGAGCGCCGTCACGACTTCGGGGTCATCCCATGCGATAACCCCGTCATCAACAAGATTTAACACCGCAGCGGCATGCTCAGACGGTGTAGGGGTCATAACCGGAACGTCACCGCCGGTGAGCTTTCCACAGTTATTGACAGGACTCCGAGGCGCGGCGATGCCGCTTTTTAAGGTCAAAGGCTCAACGGCCAAAACCTTTGGAACGATGCGCCATTCTGATGACCGGGTAATGTGAACGTGACGCGCGCCGAGGTGAGGCGCGTAAATACCGACCACCCTCTCGATATCTTCCTCGTAGTCGTTAACCTCGTCACTGACGCTACGGGCGACCCTGACGGTCTGGCCGTCGCGCGGGACATTTGCGCCGCCCTGAGCGGTGATATACAGGTCGAAATCACCGCCATCAGCCGCGGCGCGTGTTGCTTCGACACGCTCGTCAAACTCATCAGCAATACTTACCCCGCGAGGCAGCTTGCGCAGCTCACGGTAAGCCCCCATCGTCGGCAGGCCAATCGGCTTAAACTGAGGTATTCGCCACGTTGACGCCCATGCAGTAACAGCTGCGGCGGTATCTTTGAGCGGCTTGCCGGTATCTTTATCGAGCTCGCCATCAAGTGCGTAACCGTCGATATTTTTGGCGATGTATTTCGCGATGTACCCGGCCGCACCGCCTTTGTTCAGGTGTTTAGCCTGAAAGCGGTTGCGAGCTGCACCGCGCTCGTCGCCATCCTCTTTGAGAGCATAACGACTCATAATTTCGGTGATTTCTTTGCGCTGCTGGCGCTTGCAAAACAACATCATGTGCCAGTGCGGCGTCCCGTCGTGGTGCGGTTCGACAACACGCATACCGTAGACCTGCAAATCATTATCTTTGAAAGCGGTACGCATCAGGCTCCAGATACGGCAAAGGTAACGCTGTGCATCCTTCGGGGTGTAAGCCTCACCATTCCAGCCATGATTGAGCTGTACAGTCTTATCTTTACCCTTTCCGACCTGACGTGTCGGGTGATACTTCGACGGTGCAGTCAGCGTGATAAACATACCGACATCACCCTCAGCAGCGGCATAACGCTCAATCCCCGCGATGGTGTTCATCAGCTCCATGCGGCGAATTTCAGGATTGGAAATACTTCCCATCACTTTGCTGATAAGGTCGATACGTTCGCCGGTAACTTTGTTTTCCAGCTCGCAGGATTTCAGGTATTCAAGATTTGCCAGACGGCGTGCATGTACATCACGGACGGCATTTTTACTGGCATACGGCGAGCGGTCTTTATTCACCTCGCCTGCAGCAATCAGCAGCGCTTCATGCCAGCGCATGCGCTGCGCCTTGAGCTGGTTAGTCCACCATTCATCGTTAATCAGGCGAGCTACGGCGGAAAATGCCTGTCGGATTGTCATCTGGCCTTTGCGGTATTTCTTCCAGAAAAGCGGGGCAACATTAAAAGCCCGAGCTGCGCCAGCAACATGACCGTACAGGTGAGCCTGAGCCTCATCAGTAAAAAGCGACTCTTTGCCACCGTGCGCCTCAGCCCATGCGTCGCTTAACTCCTCGTACATGATGAAAAGCTGCGAGGCGATACGAGACGCAAATTTTTTCAGCTCTTTATCGTTCATCCCCGGCAGGCGCGCGTAATTCTCACTTTCAGCAAGAAACAGCAGCGACGCCTCCCTATTCATTTCGTTACGCTGATTAACCCGCTCAATGCGCGGCCACAACCGGCGCAGAAATGTCGACTTGAGGAAATACAGCCCATGCACAGGGCTTTTGTTACGCCTGATATATTCATAACGCGAGGCAAACAGAGAACTTAAAAAGTAAGGCAGGCGGTCAATTTTGGATAAAACGCCTTGCACCTGACGCAGCTCGTCACGTGTAAGGGGTCTCTCGCGCCCAATAGCCTCACGCGGCGCGTTCCATGAGTAAACACCGGCAAACTCTTTGCCGGTGCCTTTTGCAAATGGTGGCGGCGGTGTAGGGGCAGAACGCCCCCGAATATCAACGGCCATTTGTGTCAAAAGCCCGTAAACACTGCTGACCGAGCAGTTCAACCTGAGTGCTCAACGCTTCAAAAGAGACAGCGCTGCCGCTCAAAATATCGTGATGAATCAGACCGGAAACGAGCTGGTTTAATTTGGGGTAATAGCCGACAACATCCAGCCACTCTTTACCGGCATTCTTCCCTGTTTCGGCGGTCTTTTTCTCCTGCAAAATGAACTGAAAACGGTCACTTGTGACGACATAGCGCTCGCCAATCTCGATACGAATGCTCATGCCTGCCCCCGAAAGTGTTTAACTTTTGACTCAAGCGCTGACTGACAGTAGACACAGCGTGTCGCCGACGGATATGCCGCACGGCGGTCGGCAGGGATTGGTGCGTCACATTCTTCGCAAACCAACGCAGCAGCGCCGCACGGCTTCACCCGAGCGGCGTTAATCTGGCGAGTCAGTGATTCCGTCTGTCGCTCCTGAATGTGATCCATATAATCCGGCATTGATTTAGCTCCTCTCTTTGTTCAGCTTTTTAAACTCACCGGCGCAGTAACCGGTCAGCTCAATGGTTAATTTCGATAATTCATCGACGGTGGTGATTTGCTTATGAAAAACGGCGCGTTTCACAAGCAAATTGACCACATCCGTCAGGAGGTTTAACTCACTCGAATAAATAGCGATGGTTGATTCCGTCATTGCTCCGGTTTCTTTATCGCGCTTAATGTCAGCAAGCGATAATTCACCGTTTTTCATAACCGCAATCTTTAGCCAGTTATTAAGTAATACGGAGTGCATCAGAGACATGAAAGAGACTCCCCGCGAGAAAGGCCGATATTATGAAACTTGATGGATTCCTGACTGAGTAACTCGACAATCTCCACGCGCGACAACTCAGCGCCAGCTATATGACGGATTAAACCGTCGAGATGAGAGGAAAAGCGCACCGCCGCATCGGCCTGCGCTTCGGCTCGCGCCTGTTGCAGTATTAATGAGAAGTTACCGCGCTGCTTTCCTGTTACTGTATGCATGACTTTCTCCAGACAAAAAGAAGCCCCGCACAATTAAGTGCGTAAAAAACTACGGTTGTTTATTTAATGCAGATATTGCTCAGGCTTTACCGAGGTTAATATTGTTGGTGCATATTCAAATAAATTAAAAAGCTCCCGCAACGCACGAAATAAGGCATCACGCCAATAACAGGAATCTTCATTAATACGCCAGTAAGGCTGATTAAATTCTTTTTCAGTTAATCCAGCATGCATAAACAAAGTGCGGCGTTGGCTGACCGTCAAAAAACTAATATACGCATACTCGCTCGCGCCAACCTGTCGACGTCTGGAAAATGCAGCACGCAGCTCATCAATAGCGCAAACTAATCGCTCGCGGTCTACATCGTTCATTTCTTCAAAACGCATCGTCGCGTGACGTTGCTTTAACTGAGCATGAAAACAAACGGTCAGGCGCTCACGTTCCATCATCTGATTGTAAAAATCGCAACTATCCTGCCAGCGAGGCGCGGCCAGATATTTACCAATCAGACCGCGCAGAGCTGCAGGCTGTTTCTCCACGATACCAAGCGTCATTACAGGCATTTCCAGAACCTCCGGGATTTCAGAAAAGCAAAAACGGCGCTAATAGCGCTCTGTTTTTTGGTGCGGATGATGATGCCCTTGCGCCCTCTGCCGTGGGTGATAGTGAAATCCATCGCCCTCGGGCTCTCGTTACGCAATAACTGAGCAATGCAGCGAGGCTCATTCATAATCATAGCCCCATCCAAAGCAGCCACGCGTCACGCTGTTCTACCGGTCGGTTGTAGAACGCCTCACGAACTGCGCGATTAAATTCCGGGATGAAAACCCACTTTTCACCGGCGCGAGCATTCGGTTTGCATGGATCCCGAAGCTCAATTACCGGTAGCTTGTTAGCTTTCACCATTTCTGCAACAGCCGTTTTGGGCTTGCCTAATAACTCAGCAAACTTTTCTACATGAACCGCGTCGAGCGGGTACTGCAACAAATAATCGTTTGGTTCCATTTGTGATACCCTCACTAGATCCAACCCTTTAGAAACCGTTCAAGCTCGTTTCTGCTCGGTTGGTTTCCACTCTGAAAAGGTTCTTACCTTTAGACCTTTTCAGGCGAATATAGTCTCAAAGTAGGAACCATGTCAAATGAACGTAGCCGAGAAAATTAAGGCAATACGTAAAGCAGAGGGTTTAACTCAAGTAAAGTTTTGTGAAATCAGCGGACTAGCGCTCAGTACATTAAAAAATTACGAGGGAGGACATGCAGAGCCCGGCTTGGGGGTGGTGATGAAAATCACAAACACTCCTCAGTTTCAGAAATACACACTTTGGCTAATGACAGATAAAACAGCCCCGCAAGCTGGTCAGATAGCACCGGCTTTCGCACACATTGGGCAAGAATCAACGGAATCAGACCACTCCGAGAAGCAGACTGGTTAACACTTTACAAACATTACATTTTCACTATTTGTTACCAAGATAGTGAGCACAGCGCCGGAGGGCTTTCTTATGGCAATTAAGAAGCTCGATGATGGTCGCTATGAAGTGGACATTAGACCTCGCGGTCGCGATGGAAAACGCATCCGCAGGAAGTTTGAAAGAAAGGCTGAGGCGGTAGCATTTGAGCGATACACCATCGCCAATGCCAGCCAGAAAGAATGGGCAGGCCAGCGAGCAGACCGTCGAACTTTAGCGGAATTGCTTGACGTCTGGTGGAAGTATCACGGTCAAAACCACGAACACGGCACAAAAGAGTTTAATCACCTGCTCAAGACTATCAGCGGCATAGGTGATATGCCGGTGAGCCGGGTGAGCAAAAGAGCTCTGATGGATTATCGCTCTACGCGCCTGCGTGATGGCATCAGCGCCGCGACGATAAATCGTGACATGTACCGCTTATCGGGCATGTTCACCAAGCTAATCCAGTTGGATGAGTTTTCCGGGCAACATCCTATTCACGGACTGCCGCCACTGGCGGAAGCCAACCCGGAAATGACGTTTCTGGAGAAATCAGAAATCGAGAAGCTGTTAAGCGTTTTGGTTGGTGATGACTTGCTGGTCGCGCTTTTGTGCCTGAGCACAGGCGGAAGATGGACGGAAGTTGCCACACTGAAACCAGCACAGATAACAAGCTGCAGGGTTACCTTTTTGAAAACCAAAAACGGCAAAAAGCGAACTGTACCGATTTCTGCGGAACTGGAGAAAAAAGTTAAAGAGGAGGCTAGCGCTAAATTGTTCAAGGTCGATTATGAGAAGTTTTGCGGGATTTTACGCAGAGTGAAACCTGACATACCACCCAATCAGGCAACTCACATCCTGCGACACACATTCGCAAGTCATTTCATGATGAACGGGGGCAACATAATTGCGCTGCAGCAGATTCTAGGGCATGCGAGCATTCAGCAGACGATGGCCTACGCTCACCTTGCGCCTGACTACCTGCAGAACGCCGTCGCACTGAATCCTCTTAACGGTGGAGTGACGTTATAA